GGTTATTCATTACGATATTAACGATGGGGATATGGTTTTATTCACATTGAGAAAGGGGGATGCGAATGTGTAACCCTATTGCATTAACCGCAGCAAGTATGGTTGGTACGTTGTTTACGCAACACCAACAAGGGAGAGCGCAAGCTGCAATGTACAATCAGCAAGCGAGGGTAGCAGAGGCTAACGCACGTATAAGTGATCGCAAGCAAGAACAAATAGCAGACCAAGCCTTGCAAGAACGAGATAAAATGTCCGATAAAATGCGACTTATACAAGGGCAGAATACGGCAGAAACTGGTGCTGGTGGCTTGATGATGGCTGGTACACCATTACAATTAATGGCTAGTAGCTATGACGAATACAACAAGGATATTCAGAATTGGGAAACTAACAAGAATAACAGTATCTACAATGAATATCTTAATGGTATGAACTACCGCAACGAGGCAAGCACCGCACGAGCAGCGGCAAGTAATGCTAAATCACAAACTAGAATGGCAATGCTAGGTACGATATTAAGTGGTGCATCTAGTATCTATGGTCTTAAAGGACAGTATGGCGGTAGTAATATTAAAGCTAATACAAACTACTACACACCAAATGAAAGTGCGTTGAAAGCAGCTGGTGTATCAAATGTTAAGTTTGTTACAAGAGGTGCAGTTAGAAATAATAGGTGGGGCATTTAATGAAGTTAGTTAATTACAATGGCGAACAAAAACTAAATACCATAAGCGGTGGTGTTCAAGCTACTGGAAATGAATTAGCGTTTGGCGGTAATCAACAAGGCTTAAAAGGTGTAATTAATGCCATTGATAATATTAACGCACAGATGCAAAAGCGACTTGATGAAGATTTGAACATCGCCTATATGAACGCTGAAACAGATTATAAGAATAGAATATCTTATGAACTGACAAATAAGGAAAACGGTATTCTTCATAAAGAACTAGATGGTGCTGCTAATGCTACACAACTGTTTAACGAGGCGGAAAGCAACATTAGGCAAGATGTGTTTAACAAGTTACCTAATAACGATAGATTGCGTGAGCGTTTTCTTCAAATGGTGGAGAAAGATTATCACGCAAATAATATGCGTGTCCAAGTGCATGAGCGTTCTGAACGTGAAAAGTACAAGGATGTAACTTTCAATAACAATGTAAAATCATCTGAACAAATAGCAGTATTAGGTTATAACAACCCTAACATTGTTGCTAACTCATTAAGCACACTAAAAGATAGCATCAATACTATGTATGGTGATAGAGGTGAAGAGTTTGTAAAAGCTAAATATCAAGAAGTGGCTGATAGGGTAGGCGGTGCAATCATCGATGAAACTGTAACACGGAATGATATTACTGCTGGGCCTCAAACAATCGCAGTACTACGAGAAATGGGTGTAAGCGAGGGGATATTATCAAAGGCTGCAGTTGCTATTGATAAGGTGAACACGCAACAAACCATCGATAAACGTATTGTAGGTGATGTAGACACCTATGGTGAAGATGATGCTAGTATCGAAAAAGGTGCTGATGCATTTATTGCTAGTCTACCTAAAGCTGGCCAAGGCGGTAATTTAAACGTAGCTGCACTTGATAGTGCAGTTAATGAACAGTTAGGCAAGCCATATTTACTTGGTGGTGATGGTGGCGAAAGCACCGACTGTGGCAAGTTTACACTTGATGTGTCCGCAAAGGCTGGTGTTACTCTTAATTATCGCACCGCAGATGGGCAGTACTTACAAGCCGAACAAGAGGGGAAACTTGTACATGATATATCACAAGCACAAAAAGGCGATTTAGTCTTTTGGCACGTTCCAAGTAACGAGGCTAGATGGGCAACTAGCGATGATCCAAGTGCAGTTAATTCTGACGATAAAGCCTATAAAGGTGTAACTCATGTAGGTGTTTATATGGGTGATGGCAAAGTTGCACAAGCTGGCAGCGGTGGTGTATCTATTGTTAGTACCGATATTTACCCTATCGTTGGTGTAGGTAAGTTTAGTGGTAGCGCTAAAGGGTATACCGATGGTGAACTCTTACAAAAACGAGAAGAATATATGAAAGCCTATAAGGTGGAAGTATCAAAACGTAAGAAAGCAAGAGCCGAGGCACTAGCAAGACAAAAAGAGGCTATCCAATTACAACTAATTGAAATGGGTAAGAATGGTGCATCTAGTGGTGAGATGGCTAATTTCTTAGATAATGCTATTGGCGATAATAAAGAACTAACCTTAGCATTTGGTTCACAAAGAAACCAATTCATGAGAGCAAATGAAAGAGAGCAACAAGCTACTAACCAATCATGGGGAATGAATGAAATTCGTTCTATGATTGGTAATAACAAATCACAAGAAGAAATCTTTAAATTTATTGATGATAATCATATTAACTTATCATTGGAGCAATACAACTCATTGCGTAGAACAGTTAATGACCGTGATAACGGAACTGGTGATTATGCACCAGAGTTAGCTGGTGTGAATTATGTTCTTAACGATAGTTTAGAGAATATGAACGAGCAACAAAAAGGACTTGCGAAAATAGGCTTTAAACAACAGATGGGCGCATGGGTATCTAAGTTTAGAGCATCAGAGGGAAGAGAACCTACAAGTGGTGAATTAGATTGGGCTGCACATGAAATAGCTGGGCAGACAGTAATTCAAACTACAAATGTAGAACACTTTTGGCAAGATGGAGATAATTATAAAACTAATACATCAATGGCTGTATTGGCTGGTGATGGTGTGGTTGATTGGAAAGTGCTTGGAGATACACACTATATAAGACTTTATAAGTCGAATGGTGATTTTGAAGATATTGACGAAGGTACATTCCATGCTAGGTATAATATTGAGGGATAGGTGGAAATATGTCTAATAACCCATGGAAAATTGAACAACAGAAAATCAACCCATTTATTAACAAGGATGGCGATCATGGAGAGTTAGGCACACCTGTTAATGGAGTTGTAGGTAATGCGGTAGATGCAGTAAAACAAGTAGGTAATGCGTTAGGCGGTTTAGCAGATGCACCTTATCTAGTCGATACAACTGGTAGCGGTAAGGATAGAACTTTACAAACTGTATCTACCATTGGTGAGGCTTTAAAGGAAAACCCTATTGTAAATAACCCAGCTTTGCAAGCTGCATCCGCACGTTTCATATATGCAAGTAGTGATGCGGTAAAAGCTAATGCAGCACTAGATTATGCGAGCAAGTTAAATATCGGTGCAGATGCTATCTTGAATAGCGGTGAAACTGGTTTTACAAGAGCAGCTTATCTTGCTAATCAAGTAGATAGAGGGCGAACAGTACAATCATTGTATGATGAATACCCTGAACTGTATAAAGTGAAATATGGTTCACAGTCCGAGGCTATTTATGGTTTAGAGAATTTACAGTCCGTTAAATCTACTCATGGCATATGGGATAGCATCCAACAGAATATATGGTCTATCAATGATCAGATGAAATTGGGCGATGCTGGGTATGAATTATCTAATACTACAGACCCTAAGAAAATCGAAGAATTAACAAATGAAATTCAACGATTACAAACTAACCTTTCAAATTATCGTCATGCAGATGGTATGGATGTAGCACAATCAGTTATTGGTGAAACCGCAGGTCAAGGCTACATGATGGCGAAACAAGGCGGTATAGGTGCGGTAGCTGGTGCAGTTGCTGGTGCATTAATTGGTGGCTTGGCTACAGAGGGTGTAGGTGCAACTGCTGGTGCTGCTACTGGTGCTAAATGGGGCGGCGGTGCTGACATGGCATACAATATGTATAAAATGTCATTTGGCAATAAATACGTTGAACTCATTCAAAAGAAAGATGCTAACGGAAACCGAGTATACACAGACCAAGAGGCTAATCAATACGCTATGTCTTATGCTGCTATTGATGCTGGTATTGAGTTTGCAGCAACTGCAGCTATGGGTAAAGCGTTTAAAGCAGTAGCCCCTAAAGGGATGATTGCAAAAGCTATTAGTGCTGGTGTTGGTGATATTGTTAAAACCTTTGATAGAGGTATTGGCACAACTGTTGCACAGATGGCTAAGAACTCTATTAAAGCTGGTGTACCTGAATTATTTGAAGAGGGTTTGCAAGACATCAACGAAAAGGTACAACATAACTTAACACGCAAGGATAATGACTTAGAGGGTTATTATAGCGTAGGTGATATTGCTATTGGTTCACTAGATGCTATGAAACAAGCATTGCCAGCGGTAATTGGTTTTGGTGCTATCGGTGGTGCAGTAGGTGGTGTGCGTACTGCAAAGGCTTTTCGTGATTTTCAAAAGTTGACACCAGAGCAACAACAAGCAGCAATCATTGCTGAACAAAACCGCAATGGTGCGGTAATTATGGATAATGTCCGTAAGGATAGTACTACAAATAAGATTGCAAAAGAAAACCCTGAACTATACGGAAAAATCGTACAAGCACAGGGCGATAAGGTTGGAGTATCAACTCAATATGTAGATGTAGCGGAATTAGTGCAATCTGAAAACGGACAACTTGCTATCCGTGATATGGTTGATAATGGTTTAGTTACACAAGAGGAAGTCAAAGCAGCTATCGAGGCTGATGCACCTGTTGAAATTCCTATTGGTAGTTATGCACAAGTATCTATGAACCTATCCGATGAAACTGTAGATGCATTGAAACAAACCTCTTACTTTACACGTGGCGGTATGTCATTGGCTACACTAGAACGTGCTAAACAAGAAGTCGATGTAGCTAAGAGCGTATTGAAAGATGATACATCAAAACGTGCGGAACGTATCAAAGATGATATTATCCGTAATGAATTTGAGGGTGCATCTGATATAGATCGTGAAGTACTTAACGAGGTATTGGCAAACCCTACCAACATTAAACGTAACTACAATAATTTGTTGCATACATTGAAAGAACAGTACAGAGAAACCTATGCTAGTGATTTTGATAATGCAGACAAATCTATCAATGATGCGGTAACTACTGGTATTGAACCACAATGGCTAACTGATTATAAAGCTAACAATGGCGGCAAAGCACCACGCACGAATGCAGAACGTAGACAAGCAGCTTATGAGTATAGTCGAGCAACTACAACTGCTAACCTTGATGGTAACTCTGATGCATTGGCACAATCTGATGCACATTATGCAGATATGGAACATATGCTAATGCAGATTGAAAGTTTAGAGGCTATGAAAGATAAAGTCTTTGAAATAGCTGATAAGAATGTTGCATTACGTATGAACCTAACAAAAGCAGGGCATGAAGTATATACAAAGGTTCGTGAACTGTTAGAAACTAGCACTAAAGGTCATATCAGACAACAAGCACATGAAGATGCATTGTTGGTGGCAACTCATGCTGATGTGTTCGCACAGATTATGCGTGAGGCTGGCAATGCACGTTATACTGCTATGGACTACCTAAATACTGTACGATTTGATGTGAATGCTAAATTAAATGGAAAAGATGGCTATGCACAAGCCGCATGGCATGGTTCACCATATGATTTTGAAGAGTTTGATTTAGGTGGTATTGGCGGTGGCTTAGGTCAGCAAGCATTCGGGTGGGGTTTGTATTTTGCTGAAAAACGAAATGTAGCTGAAAATTATAAGGTAGAGCGTAAATCTAAAAATGAATTTACGTTAAACGGAAAGAATTTGCCAGATGAGTATGCTCCTGTTATTAATCAGATATTTGGTGGTATTAATGTAGAGAATAATAAAGAAACTCTATTAAAACGATTAGTATCTCATAGAGAAGATGAGCAAAGTAATTTAGATAGAGTTACTAAAAATTTAAACGAATTAGATGGTATCGTTGAATTTATTACACAAAATAGTAAGTTTACTATTAGTAAATTACCAACGCTTGTTGATAGTAAGCTTGAACGAATGGCAACAGTCATGTTAAATGATGCTAAAGCCAAAGCTAAAGCTGAAAATGGTAAAGATGGAAAGG